TGGATTGTGATCTGGATGCTGTCCACCAGGATCGGCTCAACGACCATCGTGTCGGCTAACTCAGAGTCACAGCTCCGGTCGGTCACTTGGGCTGAGATCACCAAGTGGTTAGCCATGAGCTTGAACAGCCACTGGTTCGAGGTCAGCGCCACCAGACTGATGCCCGCCAAGTGGCTGACCGAGCTGGTCGAGCGCGACCTCAAGAAAGGCACACGTTACTGGGGCGTTGAAGGGCGGCTGTGGTCAGCGGAGAACCCAGACGCCTACGCGGGCGTGCACAACTTTGACGGCGTGATGGTGATCTTCGACGAGGCCAGCGGTATCGACGACGCCATCTGGGCGGTGACGGCGGGCTTCTTTACAGAGAACACGCCCAACCGCTTCTGGCTGGCGTTCTCCAACCCACGGCGCAACACGGGGTACTTCTACGAGACATTCCACAGCAAGCGCGAGTTCTGGCAGACCAAAGTAGTGGACGCCCGTACAGTGGAGGGGACGGACAAGCAGGTCTACCAGCAGATCATTGACGAGTATGGAGCCGACTCGGGCCAAGCGCACGTTGAGGTGTACGGGGAGTTCCCCAACGCAGGCGACGACCAGTTCATCTCCAGCATGGTGGTGGACGACGCCATGAAACGGGAGCGCTACAAAGACCCGTCAGCGCCCATCGTGATCGGCGTGGACCCGGCGCGGTTCGGGGCAGACGCCACAGTGCTGGCTGTCAGGCAGGGGCGGGACATCGTGAAACTCATCAGGCACCGGGGCGACGACACCATGACGGTGGTCGGGCACGTCATCGAAGCGATTGAAGAATACAAGCCAGCGATGGTGTTCATCGACGAAGGTGGGCTGGGGGCGGGCATCGTGGACCGGCTGAAAGAGCAGCGCTACAAGATCAAGGGCGTGAACTTCGGCTGGAAGTCCAAAAACCCGGCCATGTACGGTAACATGAGGGCGCAGATATGGGGCGACATGCGCGACTGGTTGAAGTCGGCCAGCATCCCGCACGACAGGTTCTTGAAAACTGACCTGATCTCGCCTATGATGAAGCCGGACTCCAAAGGCTCGATCTTCTTGGAGTCCAAGAAAGACATGAAAGCGCGGGGGCTGGCGTCACCAGATGCTGCCGACGCCATCGCGCTGACATTCTCGTACCCGGTCGCAAACCGGGGTGACTACAATCGACCCGAGCGGCGCGTCATGTCTGAGCGCGGTGCAATATCATCTTCTTGGATGGGAGCCTGACATGGCAACGAAACCTGGACTTTATAGCAATATCGCCGCTAAACGCGAACGCATCGCCGCTGGCTCTGGCGAGAAGATGCGTAAACCCGGCGCTGCTGGCGCGCCCACGGCCAAGGACTTCAAAGAGTCGGCCAAGACGGCAAAGCCTGCCAAGAAGGGGAAGTAATGCCGCTGGTCAAATCTAAGTCACCCGAAGCGTTCCGCAAGAACGTCAAAGCCGAAGTAGCAGCGGGCAAACCAGTCAAGCAAGCCGTGGCGATTGCGTACTCGGTTAAACGCGCTGTACAATCCAAGCCAGCACCGAAAGGTAAAAATGGCTGACCCAACTGGTATGGTTGCTGCTGCCGCTGTGGCGAACGGTGGCAAACCCAAGAAAAGCGAGTCAGATATTCTGGCACTCGCCCGATCCCGCCTTGACCTGGCGGTTTCGGCGCTTTCCGAATCACGGGAAGATGAGACAGACGATCTGCGCTTTTACGCAGGCTCCCCTGACAACCAGTGGCAATGGCCCGCCGATGTGCTGGCTACCCGTGGTGCTGTGCAGGGGCAGACCATCAACGCCCGCCCGTGCTTGACTATCAACAAGCTGCCCCAGCACGTTCGTCAAGTCACGAACGACATGCGGCAAAACCGCCCTGGCGCCAAAGTCATCCCCGTGGATGACAGGGCCGATGTGGCCGTGGCCGACATCTTCAACGGCATGATCCGTCACATCGAATACATCAGCGATGCTGATGTGGCCTACGACACCGCCTGCGAAAACCAAGTGTCCTACGGCGAGGGTTACATCCGGCTGCTGACCGAGTACTGCGACGACAACTCGTTTGACCAAGACATCAAGATTGGCCGGGTGCGTAACAGTTTTTCGGTCTACATGGACCCGCTGATCCAAGACCCCACCGGCGCAGACGCCAAGTATTGCTTTATCACCGAGGACGTAACCCGCCTTGAGTACGAGCGCATGTATCCCGACTCCACGCCGATCTCGACGCTTCAGTCGCTGGGCGTGGGCGACCAGTCGATCAGCAACTGGCTGAACGAAGACACGATCCGTGTCGCCGACTACTACTACATCGACTACGACAAGGCCACGCTCAACTTGTACCCTGGCAACATGACTGCGTTTGCAGGCACGCCAGAGGACAGGGAGATGAAGGCTGTCTACGGCAAGCCACTGCGTAGCCGCGAGTCAGACCGGCCCAAGGTGCGGTACTGCAAGATCAACGGGTACGAAATCCTTGAAGAACGCGAGTGGGCGGGCAAGTACATCCCCGTGATCCGCATTGTCGGCAACGAGTTTGAGGTGGATGGCCGTTTGTACGTGTCGGGCCTTGTGCGTAACGCCAAGGACGCCCAGCGCATGTACAACTACTGGGTCAGCCAAGAAGCCGAGATGCTGGCGCTGGCCCCCAAAGCGCCGTTCATCGGTTATGGCGGCCAGTTTGAAGGCTACGAAGAAAAGTGGAAGACAGCCAACACCAACAACTGGCCGTATCTGGAGGTCAATCCAGACGTTACAGACGGCCAAGGCGCTGCCCTGCCACTACCCCAGCGGGCACAGCCGCCAATGGCCTCCAGCGGCCTGCTGCAAGCCAAGGCGGGCGCGTCTGAGGACATTAAGTCCACCACAGGCCAGTACAACGCATCTTTGGGCATGGGTTCCAACGAGCGCAGCGGCAAAGCCATTCTGGCCCGCCAGCGCGAAGGCGATGTCGGCACATACCACTACGGCGACAACTTGTCCCGTGGCGTGCGCCATGTGGCCCGTCAACTGGTCGATCTGATCCCCAAAATCTACGACACGCAGCGCATCGCCCGAATCATCGGCGAAGACGGCGAGACAAAGATGATCAAGATCAACCCTGATCAGCCCGAGCCGGTCAATCAGATCGTGAACGAAGAGGGCATCGTGATCGAGAAGATTTACAACCCCGGCGTTGGCAAGTATGACGTTGTGGCGATCACTGGCCCCGGCTACGCCACCAAGCGCCAAGAGGCACTTGAGGCAATGGCCCAGTTGCTGCAAGGCAACCCACAGTTGTGGCAAGTGGCAGGTGATTTGTTCGTCAAGAACATGGACTGGCCCGGTGCCCAAGAGATGTCCAAGCGTTTTGCCAAGACCATCGACCCCAAAATCATGGCCGATGACGACAAATCGCCTGAATTGCAGGCCGCAGAGATGCAGATTCAGGCAATGGGTCAGGAAATGGAGCAAATGCACCAGATGATCCAAAATGTGGGCAAATCCATTGAAATGCAGGACTTGGCACGCAAGGATTACGAGGCCGAAATCAAGGCATATCAGGCCGAAACACAGCGAATTTCCGCTGTTCAGGCCAGCATGAGTCCAGAGCAGATTCAGGACATCGTGATGGGTACAATTGCCGCAGCACTGGACACAGGTGACCTGATTGCAGGTGCTCCAGAGCCACGCGAGATGCCCGAACAGATGGAGATGCCGCAATGAACGCCGCTGATTTTGTAGGAAAGCTGTTTTTGGCTCGGGATGTGGCCCATTCGGTGCACCTGAACACCCGCAGCTTCTCCAAACACATGGCGTTGAACACCTTTTACGACGAAATCGTTGAGCTGGCCGACAAGTTTGCCGAGGCTTACCAAGGTCGGCGCGGTTTGATTGGCCCCATCAGCCTGATGAGCGCCAAAAAGACCAACAATGTCATTGAATTTTTGACCGATTCCATGTCGGAAATTGAAAAGTGCCGGTACGAAATCTGTGACAAGACCGACACCCCGATTCAGAACATCATTGACGAAATCATTGGGCTGTACCTGTCAACAATTTACAGATTGAGGTTCTTGGCATGACAACACCCTACGTTTCGCAGACCCAGTACGGGAAATACGAGGATTTCAATCTTCAAGTTTCTCGCGGGCAAATTGCCGGGCACCAGACGGTGCAAGTGTTTGGTTACAACGCAGATATTGACCAAACTGAGGAATCTGTGTGGCCTGATGGCGGCGTTGTGCCCCACCCTACGACCGCATCTGTGCTGAAAATCAGCTCCAGCAGCGCCAGCGACACGGCAGCAGGCACGGGTGCCCGCACGGTGTACATCGGCGGTGTGGATGGCAATTTCAACGAGGTCAGCGAAACCGTAACGCTCAACGGCCAGACCGCTGTGAACACGGTCAACTCGTACTTGTATGTCAACTACTTCTACGTGGTAACTGTTGGCACAGGCACCCAAAATGCTGGCAACATCAACGCTGGAACGGGCACGGTCACAGCCGGTGTACCCGCCGTTCTGTACGACATCATTGCTGCTGGGTACAACCAACGCACAACTGCCCACTTCTGTGTGCCTGCTGGGTACACTGGGTACATGACGTCAGGTGCCATCACCTCGGGGCAAGAATCTGGCTCCTCGGCCATTACCGCGTTTTTGAAGCAGCACGGCCCCGACGAGATTCTTCGCGTTGGTGCGGTTTCCACGCTCAACAACGGCTCAGTGCAGTACAACTTCACGTTTCCGTACATCATCGCTGAGAAAAACTGCATCGGGGCGTCTGCGATTGGTGCATCCAACAACAACGCAGTCAGCGCATTTTTCAACATTGTCTTGATCAAAAACTCAACGGGATACTGACATGGCTAACTACACCGCAATCACCGCGACCACCCAAATCAAGCGAGATGCTGGCAAACTTCGTGGCATTTTTGTCAGCTCTGCGTCCAGCACGCCCACCATCACGGTTTATGATTCGTTCTCGTCAAGCACATCAGACCCCGTGGTTTTGGCGACTTTTACGCCCACTGCCAACACAAACCACAACTTTGTTGAAGGTTTGTATACCAATAAAGGCATTTATGTCGTGATTGGTGGCACTGTTTCTGCAACCGTTTACTACGATTAAACTATGG